CGGCCCCGTGACCTTCATCGCTATCCACGGCTGCGGCGTGGCGCCCGACGACCCGACCCAGACGATCGCCTGGCCCTCGTAGAGGTCGCCGGGCTTCACCATCAGGACGGCCTCGCCGGTCTTCATCCGGTAGTCGTCGGGCGGCTTGCCCTGGCCGTCGAAGTCGCGGGGAATGACGCCATCGAGGATCGAGGCAACGTCCTGCGCGCCCTTGGTGTAGATGTCCATGATGATGAACGAGGGTGCGCCGGGGTCGCCGTCGGCGCCGTCCTGGCCGTCGGTGCCGTCGGCGCCGGGAGTGCCGGGCTCGCCCTGCGGGCCTGCCGGACCCTCGGGTCCGGTCGCGCCCTGCGGGCCGGTCGGCCCCACCGGGCCAGTCGCGCCGGGCGTGCCGGGAGCGCCGTCCGCGCCGCGAGCGCCCTGCGGCCCGGTGTCGCCCTGGTCGCCCTTCGGGCCGGGGGAGCCGGTGTTCCCGGTCAGGCCCCGGTCGCCGATCGGTCCTGGCGGGCCGGTGTCGCCGATCGGGCCACGGTCGCCGGGCGGGCCTCGCATCTGGCCAGTCTCGACCCACCCGCCCGGAACGGTGGAGGGGCCGAGGAACAGGTACAGGTACCCGTCGCCCCGGTACTCCACCGACTGCCCGACGCCCACCTGGATGTCCGCCTCGGGCACCCGAACGTCGTCCCACCCGGCCGGGATCAGGCCGTCCTCGGGCAGCTCGGCCGGGTCTCGCTGACTGAACGAGAACACGATCGTCGTGGTGCCGCCGGGGTCGCCGCGCTCGCCGCGCGGCCCGCGCAGACCGGGCGGCCCCATCACGGCGGGGCCGACGCCCACCCCCACGACGCCGCCGGGGAGGCGGACCTGCACCGTGCCGTTGTCCTCGATCGCCGTCATGCCTCCACCAGCTCTCCCTCGCGCGGCCCGGTGTCCGGGTCGCTCCGCAGCGGATCGGTCACCCGCGCCATGACCTCCATCGGCCCGGCCAGGACCATGACGCCCTCACCGGCCGTCGGCTGCCGGGCGGCCACGTCGAACGTGACCGGGCGGCCGGGCGTGAGCCGCGCGGTTGCCTCGCCGCGGAGCCACAACCGGACGCCCGTATCGTCGGCGGCCCACTCGAAGTCGAGCCGCAGCGTGCCGGTCGTGAGGGTGGCCGCGAAGTCCCACGTCGTGACATCGACCGGCTGGCCGTCGTCGCCGAGCAGCTCCACGCGGAAACTGAACGGGTCGCCAGCTACCGCGCGGAGCGTTGCCTGCTCGGGCCACGCATCGACTACGAGCGCGGCGGTCAGGTTACCGGCGCTGTCCATGTCATGTTCCAGGTCTGCGGCCCGACCAGCCCGTCGGCCGTGAGGCCCTTCTCGCGCTGGAACTTCCGGCACACGTCCTCGGACTGCGGCCCGAACTGCTGATCGACGCCGATCGTCCAGCCGCGATCCTTCATCTTCTGCTGCCAGGTCCGAACGTCGGGCACCGTGGAGTTGCGGGTCCGCCCGAAGTAATCGACGCTCAGCTTCGGCGCCGAACCGGTCTGCGGCGGAGCGGTACCGCCGCCGCCGCTCGCGGGCGGCTTCCCGCCGGTCGCCTTGGCGATGATGTAGTCCCACGGGAACCCCTTGCCGGGGTCGGTGCGGTCGCGGGGCTGGATATCGACGTGGCCGCAGAGCCCGCGACCGCTGCCCTGCGCCGCGCTCGCGCTCAGCCGCGTGATCGGGATGCCGTAGGCGCGGGCTTCCTCCGCGACCCATGCGGCGGTCGTGTCGAGTAGCCAGCCTTGCTTGGACAGCCAGTAGTCGCGTGACCAGCCGTTCGCCGCGCCCGCCGGGGTGCACATCTCGATGCAGATCGAGACTCCGTTGTAGTTCCCCTGCGCCCACGCCGAATGGTTCCGCTTGACGTACTCGGCGATCACGCCCTGCCGCTTGTTGTCGGCCCCCACGTGGGAGCTGACCTTGGACGACGGGTTCTTAAACCAGTTGGCGAGCGACTCGATGTCCTGCGCGCCCTCGGTGGTGTGCAGCACGATCAGCCGCACCCCCGACCGGCTCGTGGAGTAGTGCGGCGACGGGCGCCACAGCCGTTGCAGCGCCATCAGAACGGCACCTCCTCGACCGGGTGATCCGGCCCGGCCTCGCCGACCTCGGGGATGTCGGTCTCCTTGCCCTCGTCGTAGGGCAGGGTCGGCTCCACGTCCTGCTCGGCGGCGAGCGGGTCGGGCTCGACTGTTTGTTCGCTCATTGCGTGCTCCCTTCAGCGTCGAGGATCACGGGCCTTCCGCGAGTCCTCCCATACAGCGTGCCACCGCGCTCCGACATCGGGGTCGCCTGGTAGCGGAACAGCCGCGACCCGTAGAAGGTGATCGTCTGGTTTGGCTGGTTGGGAATCCACCGGCCGAGGATCGCGATCGACAGGTCAGCGCCCGGCGTGACGGTGGCGATGATGCTCTGGCTGGTGAACCCCCACGAGTTGCCGCCCCGGTTCGGCTGGTTGGCGCCGCCGCCGCCGCCGGTGAGCGTCGGCCCGACGATGTTCTCCGCCCAGCACCGGACCTGTGTCGGGCTGATCACCGAGTAGTAGGCGTGCGCGGCGATGGCGAGCCCCCGGTTCGCGAACATGTCTTGCCAGCTCAGGTCAGCGAGGCAGAGATTCCGCGTGACGTTGAGCTGGAGCGCCATCGCCATATGCGGCGCCGTCCCGAGCGGGTCGCCGACCTGGCCGTGCCCGTGGGTGTTGATCTCGAACAGCGAGCCGGGTATCAGCCACCCGGCCGGGATGACCCACGTCGGGGTGAACTCATACAGGGCGGTGGAGGTCATGGCCTGCGCGAGCGTGAATTGCCAGTCGGTGTTGTTGTAAACCGACAGCACCGTCTCGCCCACCGGTCCCTGCGGTCCTGGCGGTCCTGGCGGTCCTGGCGGTCCTTCCGGGCCTTGGCTGCCGGGCGGTCCCTGGACCACGCCGGGGTTCAGCCACGGGTCGCCGGGGCCTTCCGGGGCGTAGACCCATAGCGACCCGTCGCGCGGCGGTTCGGACATGGCGGCCTCCTCAGTCTCTCGGGATGAGCGCGCAGATTCCGGCCACGCCCACCCCGGCCGGGACGGTGTACCGCACCACGCCCCCGGCGACGAACTCAAACCGCGCCGTCGCCGACCCGCCCGCACCGGTCGCCGATGGGGCGGCGAGGTACCGGGGCTGGCCGTTCGGGAGGCTCACGTGGCAGTCGGCGGCCATCGGGGGCCACTGCCACGCCGTCTGAGCGTTGAAGTGGACGTTGAAATCGACCTGCACGCAATTCAGGAACCCGACCAGCCGGTACCGCAACCGGGTCGCCGGGAGGAGCCCCGCCGGGGTGCCGGGGTTTTCGAGCGTCTGCCACGGGCCGATGCCCAGCTCGGGGACCACGCCGCCGCCCTGGCCGCTGTCCCACACGAGCGCCCAGCCGGGCTCTACCTGGATCTGCTGCGCGGGTCGGCCCGGCCCGTCCCAGTCGGCGGGGATGAGCCCGTCTGGGGGCAGCTCGGCGGGGGTCCGCTGGTGGCCGAACCCGCCGACGATGAGCGTGGCCTGCCCCTCCGGTCCTGCCGGGCCGGGCGGCCCGTCGGCGCCGGGTCCGCCGGGCGGGCCGGGGTCGCCTGCCGGTCCTGGCGGCCCGCCTGATCCTGGCGGCCCCATGTCGCCCTCGCGGCCTGGCGGCCCGTCCGCGCCGGGCGGCCCCGCCGGTCCTGGCGGTCCTTCCGGGCCGGGCGGCCCGTCGGGGTCTCCGGGCGGCCCCTGCGGTCCCTGCGGCCCTGGCGGTCCCTGCGGCCCGGCCGGTCCTGGCGGCCCCTGCCCGCCGCCGCCAAAGTCAGGATCGGCGGGAGTCAGCACCAGCTCGTCGCTCGCGGTGGCCCCGGCCGGGACCGTGATCGTGGCGAGCATCACCCCGTGCTGGCCACCGCCCAACTCGAGAACGCGAAGCGCATAGGTGGCCGTCTCCGGGTCGGTGATGACCGCCCACAGCTCGTCGTCGCGGTCGGCGGCGCCGCCCGGCTCCACCGTCACGCTCGCCTCAACCGGCGAGGTGAGCACCGCGACCGTGCTGTCGCCGCAGTCGGCGATCGCCAGCCAGCCAGGATCGACCAGCACGCCGAGCCCCGCCGGGGCCGGCGTCAGCCCGACCGGGCGGACAACCGCGGACCGGCCGCCCGCCAGCGCCGTGATGACCTGCCGGTCGTCCCATGCCGAGTAGCGGCCTGCCTGCCCCCACCGGATCAGCGCCGGGGTGGTCACGAGCCCGCGTCCTCAACCGTGAGCACGGCGTGGTCCCCGACGTTGGCCAGGTTGCACATGCGGAACAGGCCGCTCCCCACGATCCAGTAGCGGCCATCGAACACCCGCGAGACCGGGACGGCGCCCGTGTAGCGGAACGTCCACTCGCACATCTGCCAATTCGGCTGAGACTCGGTCGGCGGGTTCGGCGGGTAGCTGCAAGCGTGAGCCCTCGCCATGACCATCTGGTTTTGCTGCTGGCCCGCGAGCCGCCAGCCGATCCCGATGGCATGGACGCGACTCGGGCCGGACACCACGTCGGGGCCGAGCATCACGAACTTGATCCGGTACCACTGGCCCGGCCGCATCACGCACGGGTAACTCTCGACCGACAGCGGCGCCGCCTGACCGTAGTTCTGGTAATTCCACCCGCCCTGGCCGATCTCGTAATTCCGCGCGGTCCACGACAGGAGCCGCCGGTCCAGCTCGGCGATCGTCGGGACGATCGTCATCTGGGAGGCGAGGTTGGCGCCTTGCGGGACGGTGATCACCGCGATCTGGATGCCGGGCAGGAGCGCCGCCTGACCGGCCGGGAGGATCTTGAGCTCCCAGGTCCCCTCGTCGGGGTGGGTCTCGCACCAGAGCCAGTCCTCGCGGCTTCCTGAGGCGGGTCCGGCGTTCGCCATGACCACGTGATCCTCGCGGCTCCCGACGACCGCGCTGGTCGCGTCGTCGCATGATGCGACCGCGACCCAGCCGCCCCGGAGGATCACCTGGAGCCCCGGCCCGGCGACGGCATCGACCGCCGCCAGCGTGCCGACGCGATCCCTGGCCAGCGCGCGGATCAGGGTGCGGTCGTCTACCGCGTCGTAGGTCTCGGCCTGCGCCCAGACCAGTTTGCCGACCGGCTGGGGTGTTGTCATCTCGGGCCTCCCGATACGATCCTGAGCCCGCCGCTGCGGAAAGCGTCGGACGTTGCGGTGTCCAGCCGCACCAGGCCGCCCGCGAGCGACTCGCGGAGCCTCTGCGGCGGGTTGGTGAGGGTGAGGGTCCAGGTCGCCACGCCGGTCGCGGCGTTGACCTCGATCTGCTGGAGCCGCCCGGCGAACTCGACGCCAGCCGGGACCAGCGGGGTAATCGCGGTGATGGTCACCGTGTCGCCCGGCCCGTAGCTGGTGATCGGCGGGAACGACTCGGGCGGGCTGCCGCTGATCTGCTGGCCGGGTATCGACTGGATCTGCGCGGCGGTCTCGGCGCGTTCTTTGAGCGTCGATTCCAGGATGGTGCCGGGCCAGTCGTCCACCGCGTCGAGCCGGGGCAGCTCGGCGTTCGGCAGGTCGGCGACGACGACCGGCCGAACCGCGTCCTCGCCCGCGTCGTGCGGCAGGTCCCCGACCGCGAACGTTCTCGTGCGGAGCTGGTCGCTGTCCCACTGCGCCCGGTAGCCGACCACCGCGCCGGGGACCGACAGGCCGAGCCCGGAGACATCCGACCCGACGCGCGGGTAGGCGATCCGCAGCGTGCACTCGGGGCGGCCCGCCGTGGTCATCCGGTAGTCGGCGCGGAACTCGGGGCCTTGGAGCACCCCGGCCAGGTTGATGAGGAGCTGGCCGCGCGACCCGCCCTCCAGGTACTCGTACCGCCGGTCGCGGAGCACCACGAACCCCGGAGCGGTCACGATCGGCACGCCCACGTCGGCGAGCGGCTCGGCGATGTCGCGGGCGATCGCGGTCTGCTCGGCCCCGGTGTAGCGCCGGTCGGGGTAGTAGTCCCATTGGCGCCGGGTGAGGTAGCCCGGCAGCTCGATCAGGGTGAACTGGACGTGCGCGGAGCCGTCCTGGTCGGCGACGCCGGTCGGCACCCCGCACCAGTAGGGCTCGCCGTCGTAGAACGCCCAGAGCCGCCAGGACCACAGCGTGAGCATCCGCTGGGTCTCCAGCCCCGAGGGCAGGTTCACCGTCACGTTCCCGTGCCCGAACGCCGACAGCCTCTTGACGCAGTAGAAGCTCGACACATCGACGTTGCCGAGCGCGCGGGAGCCGACCATCGTGTCGGCCCAGAATGTCCACTGGCCGGGGAGCGGGATACGCGGCCGGGGCTCCAGCGCCAGCGGCAGCCCGACCGGACCTCCGGGGCCTAGACCCATGCCGACCGCCATCCCAGCGACACCGAGCCGCGCCCGGTCGCGCGGAGGTACCAGCGGCCCGAGCTGGCCGGGGGAAGCGTCATCGGCCGGGAGCCGGGCAGGATGAACGAGGCGCGCGACAGCCCGCCGGGCGCCTCGGCGGTGAGGGTGGCCGTGGACACGAGGATCTGCACCCCGGCGTCGAGCCCGGCGAGCCGGATCACCCCGCCCTGCCCGTCGGACAGTGTCGACTCGGTCATGTCGCCCTCGTACAGCGCGTAGACCGGGGCGTCGTGATTGCCCGCGTTGCGGAGCACCGCCGAGTTCGGGACATAGCTCCCCGCGTACCGCCAGGGATACTCGCGCGGGTAGGACCGGCCGGTCTCCTCGCCCTCGCTGAGGTTCGTGAGCCGGGCGGCCTGCCAGGTGCCGTCATAGATCGCGGGGTCGGCCGCCGTGAACGTGACCTGGTACCGGAACCCGGACGAGCCGAGGGGCTGGTGCCGGTAGGACTCGGTCCCGGCTCGCACGTCGGCGGTCTGCACCGCCGCGCCGTCCATCGTGCCGACCGCGAGGAGCACCGGGTCACGGTACGCGGCGCGGGCGGCGAGCTGCGCGCGGAACCTGCCCAGCTCGTCGCGCGGCCCGGCCGCCGCGCCGTGGATGATCACCGTGCGCGGCCCGAGGACCTTCGGCCCCCACGCGGCGCCGTCGCTGATCGTCCGCGCCACGTCGTTGCCGTTGGCGGGCGGGGAGTCCAGCCAGCCCTCGATGTTGGTCACGACCGCGCACAGACCGCTGTCGGTGTCGCCCGTGTTCAGCCACAGCCCGTCGAGCACGACCGGGATCAGGCCCCGGCCGGGCGCCGGGAGCGCGGTGTCGAAGTAGGACCAGTCGAACGTGCGGTCGTACCGCCGCAGTGTCGGGGTTGTCATCCGAGCCCTCCAGCGGTCGCCCATGCCAGCTCGCGGGACACCAGAGCGGCGATCTCGCGCTCATCCTGGCCTGCCTGCGGGTAGACGTTGATCGTCGCGCCGCCCGCGCCGGTCATCCCGTCGGCGGCGGCGAACCCGTTGCCCGCCAGCGGCGACGCGAGGTGCGGCACCGACAGGTGCGACGCCCGCGACCAGCCCAGCTCCAGGCCCTCGGCGAGGTCCTCGCCCATCGCCATCGTGACCCGCGACGGTGACCCGATGCCGAAAGCGCCCTTCAGGGTGTTGATGATCGGCCCGCAGACGTTCGCCTGTATCCAGCCGAGATGCTGTTTGGCGGTCTCCAGGCCGCGCTTGAGGCCCTCGACCATTTCCTGCCCGAAATAGATCGTGATCGAGGACGGCGACCCGATCCCGAGACCGCCCTTGATCATCGACGTGACCGGCCCGGTCACATTCGAGCTGATCCAGCCGCCGAGCCCGCGCGCCGCGGACAGCCCGGACTTCAGCCCCTCGACCATTCCGGTGCCCGCCGACCTGGCCGCGCCGACCATTGAGGAGAACCCGGAGGACACCGCGCTCTGCATCTGGGAGATCCCGGCGCTCGCCACGGACTTCATTTGGTTCCAGCCGCCGGACACCGCCGAGGTCATCGCGCCGTGCGCCGAGGTGACGACCCCGGCGAGCCCGGAGAATGCGGCGGACACCGCGCCGCCGAGCAGCCCGGCGACGGACATCGCGGCGGACCCGAGGTCACCGAGGGCGGGGATCAGCCCCGGCGAGTTGCCGGTGATCCAGTGCCACAGCTTTTGGGCGACGCCGGTCAGCCACTCGATCGCCTGCCCGAGCAGCTTGAGGGGGTTGACCACCTGCGCGGCCTTCGCCCCCATCGTGAGCAGCTTGAGGGGTATCTCGATGATCGGGACCAGGACCTTCGTGGTCACGTCGAGGAGGAACCCGATCACGCGGATGAGCCCGGTGATGATCGGGACGATGCCGCCCATAGCGGAGCCTGCCCCATCGACCGAGCCGGATAGCTGGACGCCGAACAGCTCCGCGATCTGGCGCAAAAGGGGCGAAAGGTTCTTTAGCGCCGGGCCGAGGGCATCGCCTAGCGCCTTGATGATTTCCCAGACGGCGGAGCCGAGGATTTTTAGGGCATCCCAGACCGCCGTGAGGGCCGGCTTCAGCCCCTCCCATAGCGCCTTGCCCATTGCGATGACGCCCTCGCGGAAATCTGAGCTGGCGACGAGCATGGCACCGACGGCGGCGACCACCCCGAGGATCGCCAGCCCGACCGGGTTCATCGCGGCAGGCAGCAGCCCCGCGACGCCGCTCATACCCGAGATTCCGGGGATCGCGGCGACGGCGGACCCGGCCATCTTGCCGATCCCGCTCGTGACCATCGTCAGCGGGCCGGTCAGGTTCGTGAGCACCCCGCCGAGCACCGGGATTCCGCTCAGTAGTTGCGGCGCGACCAGCAGCGACAGCCCGCCCGCCGCCGCGATCAGGGCGGGGCCGAACCGCTGGATGATCTGGACCATCTTCTCGACCTGCTCGGGCTTCAGGTTGGCGATCCAGTCGGTCCACTTGGCGACGATGGTCACGAGCGGGGCGACGAGCCGGGTCACGGCCTCGCCGATGGCATCGAACAGGGGGGCGAGCACCCCGCCGGGCGCGACCGCCGCCGACAGGCCCTTGGCCAGGTCGTAGGTCTGGAGGATCAGCGGCCCGAACGCCTGCACGAGCCCCTGGCCGACGCTGAGCTTGATGTCGTCGGTTACCCGCTTGAAGGACCGCAGGACCTTGCCCGGCTCCTCCATCGCCTCGGCGTAGGCCCCGGCGACGTTCTTGCCCTCGTTGAGTACGGCGTTCAGCACCGCCTGGGACTTCTCGGCCTCGGTGAGCTGGGAGCGGGACTTGCCGAGCTGCTTGGCGTAGGCGTCCTGGGCCTGGGTCGCGTTGACCGTGATCCCGGCATTTCTCAAGACCTGGGTGTTCTGGGTCATGATGCCGTGCACGAGGTCATCGAGCACTTCGGAGCTGTTCCGCCCGGAGATCACCGCCGCGTCCTGCGCGACCTTCGCGAGGTCGGTGGCCTTGCTGAGGTCGAGCTGGCCTCGCGCGAACTGAGCGACGAGCCCTTGCGCCACCCCCATCTCGATGCCCTGCTTGCGGACAGAGCTGACCTGCTGCTGCATCGAGTCGTACGACAGGTTGTTGGCCTTGGCGAGCGCGCGGAGCGAGGCGTCCATCTCCCCGGCTCGGGCGGCGGTCTTGAAGCTTTCGACGCCGAACGCCGTCGCGGCGGCGGTCGCGGCGGTGAGCCCGGTCGCCACGCTCTTGCCGACCGCCATCCCGAGCCCGCCGATGGCCTTCAGCCCGGTTGACATCGCGTTCGAGATGTGGCCCGCCGCGTCGGTGCCCGCCTTGGTCGCGGAGTCGCGGATCTGGACGGTCATCTCGCGGGTGTCGGCAGTGACCCGGATCTCCAGCCCGCCGTAGCTGTAAGTCGCCACGGGTCCTCATCCCCGGCATCCCGGCGAGCAGCGCCGCCGCGTCCGCCCACGACCCCGCCTTGACCTGGCCGGGCTGGGGAGCGGCCCCGCCCGTCGGCGCGGTGCGCGCGGAGCCCCGGCCCGGCGGCCGGGGCAGCGGCGACGGCTTGCGCGCCCGCTTCGCGCCGTGCGCCCGCATGGTGATCCAGGTCAGCGCGGCGACGTGATCGACCAGCAGCGCGAGCAGCTCGGCCTCAGTGCTCCACGGGTCGCCGCCGCCGCGCGCCGACGGCGGCAGGTTCGAGAGCAGCACCGCGACCCGGCGGGGCGTGACCGCCGGGTCCAGGCAGTCGATC